ACGCTCACGCAATGGCACAAGCACATTGTTGGCAACGGCACGGATAATATATTTACTCCAATCTCCAAAGAAAATAATCTTTGCATCAGCAGCCTGTGCAGATGGTAAATCATTGTTCACAAAGAAATTGTAACCTAACAATCTGTCTGGTGTACCTTCTCTAAGAGATGGTTGGAATAATGGATTATTTGCAGTATCAAAGTTTAATTTCCTAACCGCACTTAAAATCTGGTCATGCATCATGAACGCAGCCGATGGGCTATTTCTGTAAGCAATGTCAACCGAATGAACAAGGTCAACCAAGTTAGCAGCAGTAAACGCGCCAGTAGTTGCAGATTCTACACCAGAAGGTGCAACATCTCTGAATCCTGTTGGTTTTCCAGAACCATCACCAGTTGTAAATGCAGTGTTTAACGCTCTACCTAAACGCTCACCTAACATTATTGGTAATTCACTATTCAATAAACCAAACTCGTCATTTGCCCATTCAACAGATACTTTAACCAATGTGTTACAAACGTGAGCTGCAAAAGTTTCTCTTGTAAAGGTCATATCTTGTACAGTTACTGCTGCTGCCTCTGTATGCCAGTTAGCAGCCGTGCCTGTATCATTAACTTTTGGCCAGTACAATGTACCTGCTTTTGGTGTAGTGATTACACGGCTAACCTGTAACATTGGTCCGTAGTAAGCCATTGTTCTTTCCAATTCGTTAGAGAACTGGTAAGGAATAACATAACCACCTGCCAATCCAGTCTCCGCAGTAGTAATCGTTGCAGTACCACGCATTTCACGGAGTAAACCGCGCTCAGTGTTATTCAACTCTCTCTTTGCAATAGCCTTTATGAATGCAGAGTGATACTCTGGAGACTTAACAATCTCTCTTTGATCCCTTGGCAATGCAGCAAGTGTATCTTCAATACCACTAACTCCTCTTGACTCAGAGTTGATTTCATTCCATCTTTCTAAACGTGAAATTTGGTCTGTATAACTTTTAAAAGAGCTATCTGCTTTATCCCATTGTGCGGATTCGTCGGCGGACATCAATCTACCTTCGGCTGCGGCTCTTTTTTGTAGGTCTTCCATTATTGCGTAATCGGAAGCCCGCTTTTCTCTTAATTCCTTTGCAGTCATTATTTTGTTTTTAAATTTAATAAGTGCAGGGCGTTCCTGCGTAACTCGTTCTGTATATTAATTTCAGATTTAACACATATGTCAATAACACTTTGTAATTCTTCATCTACCTTTCCTGCTATCTGTTCATAACTTCGCTTGGCAACCATGGTATCTGGATTAGCCGGATAAGTTACCGGAGAAACATCATATACTTTTTTAATGCCTCGAATAACTCTTTTAGGTTTCATGCCTTCCCTTTCTTGCCAGTCCTCTGCCTCTACACTAAAAGCAAATGATGATTGATAAACATCACCACGTTTAACCATTTCTAAAAGGTCGTTACCTAAAGAAGTGTTTGGTGCCTCAAACTCATATTCCATAGCAGAACCAGTAACTTTTAATTTTAAAGTACCGGATTTAGTTCTGGCTAAAACCATGTTAGCATCGTGATTAAACAATGCTACTACATCTGTCATGTCGGAGTTAGTAAATACATCTTGACTCATCTCTTCATCATACCAACCCATATCGTAGGCAGAGTTAAACACGGTAGCAGTGCCTACTATTGTGCGAGATTCTGGCATTGCTCGAAACTCGTAATTTATACTTCTCTTTTCCATTGTTTCTTCTTTTGACCTTTCGTCCATTATTTTATTAGCTGTTCTTTCTGCCCAGGGCAACATTGTTGAACCACCCCAAGCGTCATACATGATTGAACCGCATATTTCGTTATCGTTATCATCAAAATATTTACCTTGGTCATATACCTTGGCTCTACTTAAAAAACTATATGTCCTTATCACTTCATCGTCACTTAATGCCTCTCTTCCGCTTAACTGCCTTGCCCTTGTCCAGCCTACACTTGTACCGCACTGGCTACCATTATCTTCTTTATGCTGCAATGCTTTCTTTGCGGCATTTGTTGCTGATTGAGGGTAATTACTGTACGGCATCTGTCGTAGGTTCTATTTTTATGTTTGATGCTAAAGGCAATTCATAACTATCTCCACCGGTGTAAGGATTCATATTCTCTTTAATCCTAATTTCGTTAGGTGACATAGCTAATACATTACGCATAGTTGTGTAGTAAGAAGATCTTGCTGCCACATCGCCACGGAGTAAGCCATCAAGATTAAAACGTGTACTATACCTTTCTTTTTCTACCTCAAAAAATATCTTTCTATTAAATTCTGCCTCTATAATTTCGCACAATGGCATAATGGTGTAATTAACAAACATTTGGCTTAACTGCTCCATGTTGCTAAATGTAGCCTTATCCATATCTTCTAATAAAACACCTGGTACACCAGTTATGCGAGCAATGTCTGATATAGTAGCTTTCTTTGTTTCATTAAAAGCTGCATCATTAGGATTAAGACCTACCTTCTGAAAGTCCATGCCTTCCTCTAAGATGGCAGTGCCTCCAGCATTTTGACTGCCTCCAAATGCACGATTAAAAGAAGATTTTAATCTGTCGTATGCCTCATTAGTTAACTTACCAGGATGTTTTAACACTCCATTCAAGTGTGCGCCATTCTTGTAAAAGTTAGCACCATAATTTCTATTTGCTAAAGCCAAGCCGTAGTTATCTCTGTGAAGGTCCGGCATAACAAAACCATCAATACCATTCCATGAAAGGTTAGGTATATGAATGATGTTATCTGAACTATACTTCTTATTATTCTTCTTATTCTTAAATAATAACTCTCCTCTGGTATTATAGTAGCTTTCCATTTGCAACGGATCAAGTATCAAAAGACTTGTAATCCTTTGGCTATTTGCATTCCTGTTGATAGCAGCGTAAAATACACCATGGCTCAAATAATGCAAAACCATTGTTTTATAAAACGTATGAGCTGTGTAAAACTGTGAAGGCTCACGACTAACTATTTTAAAATTTGGATGTTCTTTAGCTATTCTTAAACTACCATCTTCTCCTTTTTCTATAATATCAAAAGGCAAGGAGGCAATAACACCTCCAAGTATTTGAGTCGCTCGGTAAAATGCAGGTAGACCAATAATAGAATATTCATCTACCGCTACACCAGCTGCAGATCCTCTTTGAAATAATGCGCCTAATGTATCACCGTTTATTGGTGTACTTGGATTTTCAATACTGGCACGAGTATTAGAAAAAAAAGACCGCATGGAGTTAATTATTCCCATGCGGCAAATATAAACCAAGATAGTATGAAGTAATGGAGTTATGGTAACATCTTAAACAAATCGCATTACCATGTAATTGCTTTTTGCTTTTCTAAAACTTTCGTAGGTCTTATATTTCTCATCCAATCCAAATTCATCTCTCTCCTCCTCCAATTTTATCCATGCCTCTTGATGTGTACGACATTCTCCGGATAACTCGTAAAACCTATGAAAATATCCGCTTGTTGAATTAATTTGTCTAACCTGTTGAGCGTACTCATGCTTTGCCATTAATTTTTCCATAATTAAAAGGTTTTTATTTTAATTAGGTACATTTTATAACATCAACAATCCTCCTTCTCTTTCTTTCCCCTCGTATATTGTTGGTCTATCTCCTTGCATTATCTGTGCGTAGGCCATAACCATTGCTACCGCTCCATCCACTTTCTCTGTGCTTTTTGCTTTATCTATTTTAATGTTGCCAGCAGGATCTAACCGCAACATAACATTGCTCATCATCCACTCTAATACTGGATTACCATCGTGCGTAATTTCATGAGATAAAAACAATTTTTCTACCTCCTTGGTTGGTGCAGACATGGAAATAAAACCTTGACCAAATGGTTTCATTGTTGCTCCATCGTTTGTTAACTGGATAACAAGCTGCGAGGCATTCCATCTGTCAAAGCAAATACATTCTATTTTATACTTAGCCGTTATTTCAATTACCTTATTCTTTATGTAATCGTAATCGGTTACATTACCATCTGTCATAGTTAGATGCCCATCTTGCTGCCATTGCAGATAAGGTACACCATCACTGAGCGATCTCTCTCTCACATTATCCTCTGGGCAAAAGTAATAAGATTTTATGTGTGGCTTAGATAATCCTTCTTGCACCGGAAAACAAAGTACAAGTGCGCAGATGTCACGAGTTGAGGCAAGGTCTAAGCCAGCAAAGCATTTTTTATTATACAGCGTAGTATCATCAATAAATAACCTGGTTGCATCAATGTAAGACTGGGAAATCCAAACGGAGGAGGTAGATGTCCATACGTTTAGATTTTTAGTCATGAATTGTATTTGCTTTGACGCTCCCTCATTTAATGCTTTTTGAAATTGGTCATCCATGTAACTTATGTATGGAGTGACACCAAGGTTAGGATTGCTCTTTGTCCAGTTCTTTTTATCCTGCCAGTCGTCGCCTTCATCTAAACAAAATAACAAAGGAAATACAGATTCATCCACCTTTCTATTTTCCAAAATATCAATCATTACCTTCCTATACAAATAACAAGGACTTTCCCGATTAAAGCCAGCAGTGGTAGTAATCAGCAGTAATGGTTGTATTCTTGACCCCATGCCAGTTTCCATCACGTTTATAACGTCTGAATTTTTATGCGCGTGAAATTCGTCAATGCAACAAAAACTGGGATTTAATCCATCTAAAGTATCGGCATCAGAGGAAACTGATTCAAATTTAGAATTAGTAGTAGGTACATTACAATTATACTTTAATACATTAACTAACTTGTTAAATGTCTTTGAATCATTCTTTAAATTCTTTAAAAATACTTTAGCCGTATCAAAAGCAATCCTTGCCTGGTCACGAGTAGTTGCAGCAGTGTACACCTCCGCTCCCGTTTCATTGTCTAACAGGAAACAATAAACGGCAATCGCAGCTGCTAACTCCGTTTTGCCGTTCTTCCTTGCTATTTCAAGGTAAGCCTTGCGGAAGCGTCTGCCACCAGTCTTTTTCTGCCATCCAAACAATACCTTTATAAAAAACTCTTGGAAAGGTTGGATGTTGAATCGCTGCCCGGCAAACTCGCCTTTGGTGTGTCGGAGTGCAGAAATAAAGGAGAAAGCCCTATTAGCCTTCTCCTCTGAAAACACATACTCCCAATCGTTATTTTTTAAATCAGCTAAATGCCTGTCAACTGCCAGCCTTGCATAGTTGCCTAATATTAATCGCCCCGAAACAACATCCTCAATAAATTTCATTTAGGTGTTTTAATTTCTATGGCAATAAATCTAAATAAAAAAAGAAAGCTAACAAATCCAAGTGCCTCTAAAAAGTCTATATAATCAAACCAAAAGAATTTAACAAATAACCAATTCCATAAATAGTAAAATGGAACGGCTAAACCTGTGACCATTATACTCATAACGATTATAAAGGTCAATGTTTCATAAATGCTTTGTTTCATTAGTTCATTTTTAAAAGTTTAGCTATCTCGTCATCCTCATCTTCGTTACTATCTCTAAAGTAGTCCAATTTTAAACGGCTGCCCGGATCTAAGCCTAAACTCTTGGAAATCTCCAAGAACATATCCATACTTTGCTTAAATGCAGTCCATTCTGCAGAAACT